CTGCATCACGTCTTTTGTTTCTACTGGCAACTGTCTTCGATGCTTGTCTATTAAAGATACCACGTTCACCACTACCTGATTTGTATAAAGCTAACCACTCTTCCATAAACGTGCCAATGTTATCTGGTTTTGTTTCATACACAGCTGAGTTATTTGATAGTGCTCTCTGTGCCTCAACTCTATACCATTCTCCAGACTTAGCATCTCTCATATCTCTGTCATTAAGATCAGATAAACTAATCATAGCCGATCGTCTTACACCACCGACCACAACAATCTCACCAACTTTACAGACAAGATCGTGACATTCTAATGGGGTAAGCTTTCTGCCCTTGGCTTTAATAAAGGTTTCTTTTGCAAAGTTGAAGAGATCCACGAGCGGTGCAGGACCCGAAGCTCTTCCACCGAAAGTGTGAAGTCGTGCCCCTGCCGGTCGCACGTCAGAAATATCCCACCTGGGGATTTGCCCGGCATACAATAATGTAATGACTTCCCGAAATGCTTTTGCCCAACCAAGTTTAGAATCCCTGACCACGACCACAGATTCTGTATCGTGGAAATCATCAGCCACATTAGGCAGATGTTCTGTATATTTCTTTTCAACACTGAAACCAACTCCCGTCCCGCACATAAGTACGTAAAGTATTTCATCAAAAGCTTTAGGATGATCTACTGGTATATAAGAACAATTATACCCGGCAATGTTTTCTTTTTCCAAGGCTGGTCCAGCTGTCATTAATGCTCTCATTGATGGCATTACATCTAAGTTCAAAACTTTATTCTCAAGATACTCTCTTGTCTTCTTATCTATCTTGTACTTACAATTCTTTTCAATTTGTTTTTCAAAGAAATCAAAGTAACGAGACACAGTTTCGTGCCATTCTTCTCTTCTCTTCTCAGTGGGTAGCCATCTAGCATATCTAGACTTGTGAATAAATTGTTGATAAACAGTTGGTAAAGTCGTCATCGTCTCCCTTTCATTTTAATTATGTTTCTAATATGTGTTAATGTCATTACCACATTCAACACCATCATAAAGTATAGACCTTCTTGTATTGTCCATGCCCACCAAAAAACTTGTGAACAAATACCAAACAGTGGTGCTTTCAGTGATCCGTTACCATACAAATAAACTGATACACATGCGCTCAGTGAACAGATTATTTCAAGTACCGGAACATCAGATACTATCATTCTTTTTCTAGTAATTCAATATATCTATTTAAATACCATCGAGCTTTTTGCAAGTCTTCTAATCTTTTGCCTTTGTAATTACACCTCCACGTGTATTTCATAACTTGACCACGTAAGTAGCCACGATATTCTTCAGGTGTAAGTGCAGCCTCGATGGCTTCGATACACTCAATACCCTTGTCATTATATTTATAGTGGGGTGGATTGTTTACTAAGTCATCTGTCATTTTGTCTCCTCCTTGTGGGTCATGTTTAGTAAAACATTTAATCTCTTTCTTTGGAACTCTGTGTTATTGGGGTCATTAATAAGTTTCCCAGCAAAAGAACGAACTTGCTGATAATTAAGGCCAGCAAGATCACAAACATCAACAAACCAAGAAGCAGTGACACCAACACTTTTACTGAACCATCGTACAGCTTCCTCCCTAACTTGCACAGACTCCTTAGAAACATTTTCGTTTTCATTACTGGCATCAAGTAAGGCTTGGTAGATAACGGCTCTGAACAGTGCTCTTTCATTCTCTCCCTCTTTATTTACCTCGGTGATCGTATCGAGTGTAGGGTCGATAGCAATCCGGGTTTGGTTTGGGTTTAACGAATATGTCTGTTGTATTGATTTCTTTTGGTCTTTCATCTATCCATTCTACTGGCACAAATCTATCTGCCCATATAAAATTATTATTACTAAGCCAATCACCATAAGTTGTTTTACTAGTTTTGTAAAGTTTATTTCTAGAATTCTGTAATACAAATCTAATATCTAAGTCTGGTCTCTGTTGTTTTATATACAGATGTTTAGCTCTATCTTCTTTTGTTAACTGACCTTTGAGTTCTATTATAATACCATTTGATAATATAATATCTGGAGTATATGTTTTCCTAATCTCTGGAACAATATATGGTATGACTAATGTCTCATACTCAAAGTCAACTTTATCTTCATCAAGCTTACCACAAACAGTAGCTTCAAAGATAGATCTATAAAATCCTTTTTCTTTTCGCAGCACACTCATGGAATATCTTCAGAAACATTTGGTTCATTAACCACTTTGGTTAACCAACGTGGTCCTTTGCTATAAATAAACTTACGTAGTCCTTGTCCATCGTTAGCATCAGACCAACAGTCGTTCTTATAAGCGCAGTATGAACAGCCCACACTTAGTTTCATATTACCAGATGTTCCGTCTGGTTCTTCATCATAACATCGGGGCGGAGGATTGTTCTTATCTTTGAGCGCTTGTCTCAAATGTTTAATTCTTTGTTTAGCATTAGGTATATCGACTTTGTTTGGTGTACATAAAGCCAGTGCTCCACTCTGTTTATCGATGGCTAGAAAAGCAACCTTTGGATTATTGTTAGCCTCTGAGTAAGCAGCAATCTGATGAAGATATCCAAAGGCATCTGTCTCTGGAGTAAGATCATTCTCTCTAAACTTTCTAAAACCAAACTGTGATGCTGACTTAACATCAACAACCCAACCATCAATGATTGCATCTTGGTGTCCTTTAACTCCATCAAGTTCTAAAGTTTTCTGTTCATCGGTTACGGTATGACCAGCTGTCTTAGTTAGCAGTAGAAGTAAAGCCTCTAACATATGGCCATATAAAAATTTAATTCGTGCATAGGATGGCATGTGTTCTTTAAGCTCTGGCTTGTACAACTCATACCACAGTTGACGATCTGGTTTGCCGAGGCTCGACATACGAACACCCCGGCTACCAGATTGTTTTTCTGTTAAGAAAGTGAGAAGAGAATCTTGTATAGTTTTTGTGAATTCATTTAAGTCGTCTTGTGTGGGTATATTTTTATTGCCCTCGTCAAACAAAGCATAAATGTCCTTAACTAATGTATCGATTCTCTTAGTCACAATTAGAACGGAACGTCATCGTTCAGTCCATCATCTTTAGCTTTGCCGTTTGTCGAAGCCTGATATCCAGACTCCTCAGCGAACTCATCTAAATTTTCAGAAGGACTGTACTCGACTAGTTTAGTTACTTGTACAGCTTTTAAAGATGAGCCAACACCTTGATTACCACCAACATTATAATCGTATGTATCAAAGGCCACATTAACTTGTGAACCATTGCCGATTAAAACATCAGAACTAATAGGTGTTTTTTTAGAATCAACTACACGAGGTGCAGAGTTCTTTGTACCATCTTTACGAGTGTACTTTCTTTTAATAGTAACGAAATCATTTCTCTCGTCACCTTTGTTTTTAATACGAGGACCAAGACCCAAGTCTTGTAGTTGTTTCTTAGTCTTTGTATCCACTGTTACATCAATGGAAAATATACCTTGCTCATTGTACTGATCAAAGTGTGGTTGGTGGACTTTCGCCCAGTAAGCAGTGCCTGAAATTACTGGCATGTTTATCTCCTTGTTTAAAAGTTTATAAAAGTTATTAAAAGTTAGTGTCTCAATAAAGAAACACCTCGACAGTATACCATACTATCAATGGTGTCAACAGTTAGTGGGTTTCTTTCCAAGTCGTGCCGATTGAATACTCACTATCTAGTGGACATCGTAAGTCAAATTGTTTTTCTACACGTTTCATTGCCTCCTTTGTTATGTTACCAAAATCTACAGCTTGTTCCTTACGGACTTCAAACTGTACCTCATCGTGGACGTTAGCCACTGGCTTGGCATCCACCTTCTGCTTGTCGACCTCATCAACTATATTAAGCAGCCATTGCTTACATATGATTGCACCCGCTCCTTGAATAAGTGTATTCAAACTGGAGTGGATAGATCGAGCAAGTAGAATTCTTTTATCAAGCGCAACCAATTGGTACTCTCCATATTTGCGCTTTCGTTGTTGTAATAAATTAATTAGATTGTTTGTTAGTGTCTTCATACCTTTGACTTTATTTATAAATCGTTTACGACTGGCAAGTCCAGCCTCTGTATTGCCACCGACTATCTGACCAAGCTTGGCATCTCCCGCTCCATAGATAAAAGCATACACCCAAGTCTTTGCCGTTGGTCTATCCTTTAACCCTATGATGTTTTGGTTGTAGGTATGTATGTCTCCGTCAACGACTTGCTCTGTAAACTTAGGGTTCTGTAGATAATGTGCAAAGCAACGTAACTCTAAACCACTAGCATCAGATCCAACCAAACAATACTTATCTGGATTTTCTATGGTCCACAACGACCGACACTCCTTACCATAAGGTGAATAACTTGCTGGTACTTGTGCCATATTAGGACCGTAGTGACTCATACGAGAGGTGACACAACCAAGTGTAATAACTTTACCGTGGACTCGGTTATCATCTCGTACATTTTTTAGCCACGATTGTATTTGTGATACACGTTTCTCATACAATAAATATTCAGCGATCATCTTAGCCTCTGGATATATTAATTCTTTTAAAACTTTCTCATCAATTACCGGCAGTCCAGTAGGTGTAGTTTTCTTCGGCACCCAACTATATTTCTTTTGCAATCGTTCAGCTATTTGTTTACGAGAACTGGGATTGAATTCATCAACGTGATCTTTCAATGGTTTGCCCGTTGTCTTATGAAATCGTGGAGTGTATATGGTTGGAAATATAGTTTGTAAATATTTCTTTAAGTCCTCTGACTTTGTTTTTAACTCCTCTAATAAATCATGTGCCTTGTTTACATTTAAATAGAATCCATTCTTCTCTTGTTGGTCTATGATTCTTCTTATTCTGTGTTCCATTCGTACACTCTCTTTACTAAACCTAGTTATCTTTGGTGCTAGGTGCTGCATTAATTTACGAGTGACATGTACATCTTGTTGGCAATACTTCAGCATCTCTTCTGAGTATTGATCAAAGTCTTTAAACTCTAGCTTACCGCCTCGTGTTAGTTTCTTACCCCAAGATTTTAAACTGTGACCACCATCTATATGTGCATTAATCATCTGCGATATTATCAGTGTATCAATAATATTCTCCAAAGGTATTGTGATACCTAGTAATTTCTCTAGCACTGGACCATCAAAGCTGACACCATTGTGCATAATATATTTACGGTCGTGATTATGAAACTGTTTAAACTCTTGGCATCCTTGTTCTTGGATAAAGTCCCGTTGTTCTCCAGTTACATAGTCCTGAATACATATACAATGTATCTTAGTAGCATCAAGACTATCTGTTTCTATATCTAAAACTACTGTATTAAACTTTGAATCCATCGTTTACCTCCTTGAAGTCTTCACTGTCTTTTGATTTTGGGTTAGGTATTTCAGTCAAGCGACCAGTATCTTTGTGCCATTGTAACCAACAACACGGTCCAGTCTCTCCACTAAATCTGTTCTTTAATATACGAACTGTAGTTTGGTTTCTCTTCTGCATGTCTTCTGCTTGTCCGTTTCTTTCTAACGAGAAACAAAAGTCAGAGAGTTGCGCAATACCATGTGAACCTCTGAGTTGTGACAGACTAACTATTGCACCTTCTTCGTGTCCACTATCTGAACTAGCTCGTCTACTTAAATGAGATACCAACATCAGATGTATGTTCTGTTCTTGGACTAGAGTTCTGAGCCTTGTCATTATACTATCGATTGCTCTTCTCTCATTGTCACCAGTCATTGCCGATACAATCATAGTTAAGTGATCAAGTATAATGAATTTACAATCTAATCCACTAGCTAGGTATTGTACTTTAGATATAATGTTATCGATATCAGTAGAACCAAAGTGATCCCACATTCTTACCTTGTTTGTACCAAGGGTAGCCTCCCATGCTGCACGTTTCTCTTCCATAGTTGATTCACAGAATGGTAGGTGTAATGGTTTGTTTGCATGTACAGACATAATACCTTTGGTTGTTCGTTCAATAGATTCCTCTAAGAATAAACAACCAACTGAATGATTACTGTTCTTTATAATGTGGTAAGCTAGTTCTCTCATTACACTAGACTTACCTATGCCTGACCCCGCAGTATAGGTACATAACTCACCAAGTCTCATACCATAAGTCATAGTATTCATACCCTCCCATGGATAAGGTATTGATTCTATTACCTTTTCATTAGCGATAAGATCCCAAGTATTCTCACCAAGTATGATACCCTCTGGTGTATAAGACTTGGCCTCGTAGAATCTATTTAAAAATTCTTTCTGTCTTTCTTGTATAAGATAATCATTAGCATCTTTTAATTTTAGATTTACGATGAATACTTTCTTTGGTGGAAATAAATCTGCTACTTTTCTGCTTGCCTCACGTCCTGGTTCGTCATTATCAAAACATATATTAATTCTTTCAAAGCTATTAATATATTCATATTGTTTCTTACAATCAGTAACGGCTCCAGCTGCTCCAGTTCTTACACTGACAATTGGATATGTTTTTGGTGCCATCATCTCGGCTATAGATAAAGCATCTATCTCACCCTCACATATTGTGATAGATTTATTGTTATTACTTTCAAATAGATTCTGTCCAAACAATAAAGCTTTACCAGTCTTACCCTCTACACTAAATGTTTTATCGGCTACTCTTCTAACCTTAGTAGCCACGTGATTACCATCGCTATCGTAGTAAGGATAATGATGTTTATACAAGTTAGGTTTCTCTGGATTAGAAACTCTCACTCCATAATACTCACATACCTTTGCTGATATCTTACGTTCTTCAATTGGACGGCTTGATCCCATAGGCATAGTTCCAGGCGCCGAGCCTTGAATTTTTGTGTCATCTCCAAGCAGTTCCTCAAGTCGGGTCTTGTCCTTGGGAGGTTCAGTGTAAGTTCGGCACGAGAAACAAAAACGAGAGCCATCAGCATATAAAGCATTAGCATCTGATGACCCACACTTGTCACAAGGTGTGTGCCTTACAAATCTTTTATCGTCAAATTGTGTCATATGTCGTCTCCTTATTTTTGCGGGTCTTGCCCTATAAATACATCCTCTAATTATTTTTGTCAAGGGGTTGTCAGATTTCGAAATCAATGATAGCCTATCCCCATATACAGAGGGGGACTATATATAGTCTAGTATTAGTCTAATGTTAGTCTAATGCTAGTTCTAAGATTGTCTCTTAATTATTATTTATATCTCTTATAACTAAGATTAATCTATAGTAACTAAGATTTATCTATAGTAACTAAGATTAACTAAGAATAACTATATATAGTGGCCACA